CCTGTGCTGGTTGGTACTGGGTAGGCTTCGCGGATGAAGTTGACATCTTTGTTCAGCAGGAAGTGATATTCCCCGCTGGCATCAATGACCGCAAGCGAGTACACGTACAGCATGTCCGTGGGCATCGTCAGATAGCTGTTATTCGCCGTCACTGAGCCTGTTTGGTTTTTCCGAAGCGCGGGAAGCTCGACGGTAGCGTAAATCTTCTGCTCCGCCTGCTGGGTGAACATCGCCAACTCTGTCGCCCCAAATGTGGTCTCACAGATGGTTTGGATGTTGGTTGTCAGCTCCGCGTAGTTCATTGTTTAACCCATGGGGCCACGGGACATGGTGCCTTTGGTGGCAGCGCCGACGCCGCGCATTTTGAGACCCGAGGTCTTGGTGCCCGGCTGCGCTTTGCGGGTGATGTTACCCACCGACATGTTGACGTCGTTGGCCGTGGCAGAAGTGCCGGTGCTGATCGTCACTTTGCCCCCAGACATGGTATGGGGCTTGGCGTAGCTCGAGGCTGGGAGATTGTTCTTAGCCATGGTCGTGCTCCTATGGTTTACCCATACTGGACTTCTTGAACGAAGAGACTTTCTGGTTGGCGACTTTCGCCATACCGCGGCCCATCTTCTTCATGTTGGCGTTGGTCTTGCCACCTTTGGCAAAGCCTTTGGCGTGCATCGACTTCTCGTGACCTTTGACTGCTTTGTCAGCGATGCCTTTGACTTGCTTAACGTCGCCGCCGCTGAGGTAATTCTTGCCTGTTTTGCCTTTCATACATCACTCCTAAGTGATAACTATGCGGACATTACCGATGAATCCTGTGCCAGTAATCGACAACACAGGCTGTATTCTTGCCCTGCTTTCGGGGTAACCCGTGAAGTCCGGCCTCGGGTTACGCACCGCTTGCGGATCGTAGATCGGTTGCTCGCCCAAGTGTAACTGTGGGTGATCGGGATTCCAACACTCAAAGCAGGCTTTTATGTTGGTGTCTTTCCCCTTCACGATGAGGCTTCGTAGTTCTTTCAGCTTGTACCGGAAGCCGCATATATCGCACTCGGCAATAGCGATCCGGGCTGACGCAAATCTGCTGCTCACGCTTATCTCCTCGGAGAGCGCGGAACAAACCTGACTGGGGCCTTCTCACGATCTTCCTGCCCCGCCAGATCGTATTGCTCATCGTATATGGACTTCAGCATCGGGATGCGATCTGTCAGCTCAGGGACCTTCATGGCGATGTAGTACGCCAAGCCCGCGACCAACGCCGGGTAGAACCGGAAGTTCATGTCGGGGGTCTGCACCCCACTGCCGGCGTCCTCGATACGGCGGAGGCGCCAGTACACAAACAAATAGTACGGGTCTTCCTCAGTGCCTTGGTTCGGCACCGGCCAGATCACGATCCGCGGGTTATCGCGCAGTCGCTCAACCTTGACTTGGATGGGGCGCCCCTGCGTCTGCTTGTTGGGGATAGACGCGTAGGTGGAAACACTGATGCGGGAGATGGTGATGTCTTGCTGGGTGCTGTAGTTCCCGGAGCCGGTGCGAACCACGTGCTCGAGCAGATCAATAGTGTCATCGGGGAGGTCGTACTCCGCTTGCCCTTGGACGAGGTTAAGGTACCCCTCCTCGATGGTCCACATGTTGATCCCACGGTTGGCCCACTCGATAGTCAACAAGTTCATGGATCGGCGGGCCGTGCGCAGGTCGTAACCAGAACGCATCTCGCGCCCAGCACGTTCCCACGCTTCCTCAGCGATCTCGGTGAACTCCATGTTGAATACAGCGGTGCCAGACGTAGCCATTACTTTTTCCTATACGCCGCAGTCTTCTGGGCTATTTTCTTCGGCTGTGCAACAAACTGCTCGCCCTTACGCTTACCCGCCCGTTTTGCTTTGGTAGTCGCCGCATACTCCGCAGGGGTCAACGCTTTTACCGCCGCTTCGGGGAGGTACCGCTCCCCTGTTTTGCTTGAAGGCTTACCAGACTTAGTGGTCCATTTCTGGTCGGTCCACTTCTTCAAAGACTGCTGGGGCTTCTTCATCAGTCCTTATACCCACCACCTGCTGCCTTATACTTCTTGGCAAGCAGCTGCGCTTTTCTCGCACTCCACTGCCCAGCTTTTGTACCCTGCACGGCGTCGCCTTTTATCTGGTCGAACAACCGTTCCCGCAAGTCAGGTTTGGTGTAATTACCCGCCTCGTTGACCTTACCGCCCTTGGAGTACATGGTGAACTTGTCACCATCCTTGCGCGTCATGGTCTTGCCTTTGGGTACTTTGCTGGGGTTTATTGCCCCCATGCCGCGAGAGGACATCATACGAACCCCCTTAGCAGGCCATTCCGCCCTTGCTCATTTTCACCATGGTGCCTTTGGTTTTGCCCTTCTTGGCAATACCGTCAGCGCGACGGGAAGCCGAGCCAACCGAGCCGCCTTTGGCGTACTTCTTGGTTTTGCTGGCCATCTCTTTCTTCTCATGCTGAACCATGGACTTGGGAGCGCCTTTCTTCTGCATGAACTCGACTTCTTTCTTCATCATCGACTTTGACTCTTTCATATCATCACCCTTTGCGAAGTTACGGCCTTTATCGGCCTTGACGTAATCCTTGCCAACCGACTGCGGGATGCCAAGGCGTTTCGAAGCGGCCTTGTCGTGAGCGACCATGGCCATAAGATTGTGCTGCGATTTGGATTTGGACGGCATTAGCAGTTCCACGCGCGTCTCGCCTTACGTAATCGACTCTCCGGGTCTTTGGCGGCGTCAGGAAATTTCTTCATTTGCCCTGCACTGCGGGCACAGAACGAATCCCGGCGTTTACCACCTTCCGGCTGGGGGCGTTTCAACCCCGGCTTCCCCGGATTGGCCGCATTGTAGGACGCACGGCCCTTGGCGTTCAACCCGCCCTTTGGGTTCTTGCCTTCCTTTCGCTGCCATGCGGGGGACTTAGCCATAGAACACCGTCACACCGTTTTGGGCGGTACCGGCGGTACCCATTTGGCAGTAAATCCCCGAGCTTGCAAGGACGCCTTCACCCGGGATAGAAACCGGAATCGTAGTCGGTTGCGTCTGCGCTGCGGTGTCCATGGAGAACAACCAGCGGCCCCCGGCGGTAGTCTGAAACCCTGCACCACCAGAAGTAATGGTACCCGAGTTGATGTCGGTAACGGTGTAGGTGCTCGAGTTGATTACCGTAACAACGTACGTGCCGTTGGTAGCGTATCCGCCAGTACCCGCAGCAAACACCAACCCAACCACGTCACCAGTATTCAGCCCGTGCCCCGCAAGGGTGACGGTGACCGTCGTGCCGCTACGGATGTAGGAAGTTGTTGCTGTTGGTGCAGTAAGCGTGTCCCAGATATTTATCGTGCCAGCGCTCGTGCCACAAGTGTAAACAAGCCCTTTCAGGCGTGTCCGAGTGTTCACCGCAAGCCCAGACACATTCAAATGCGCGGCTTTTACGTCATATTGCATCGTCATAGGAGTGCTCCGGTAAGCGGGGGAGTTACCCCCCACTCAGGTGTTTTAGGATGCAGTGGTGAACGTCACGCCGGCAGCAACAGCGCACCATGCGTAGGCAAACCAAGAAGTACCGTCGCTCATCACGGTAACCATGTCGCCGGCTACGGACTGGCCGTCTACGAACGAAATGGTGTCATCCGCAGTACCCGTGTCACCAGCAGCGCCGGAGGCTGGGTAAGCCTGACCCTTGATGATGTTGGCGCTGGCATTGGTTACCACAGTGTAGCTGGCGCCCGAAGGAGCAGCGGCCACGATAAACGTGTAGACCAAACCGGCGGACGGAGCTGGCAGCGTAGTAGCAAACTCTGCAGCGGCGCTAAGGAAGAAAGTGGAGCCCGACTGTGCGGTAGTCAGGGTAGAAGCAGCGGCCAGCGTTTCATAAGCAATCGGGCCGATGAAGCCGTTCTGCGATACCACGGGGCCGGAAAAAGTAGTCGTAGCCATTGGAATTCCTCACATGCGAGTTGGGCGTATCTGTCTGCATGTCGTCAGCCGGGGCTGTCAGATACGCGGGTTATCCCGGTACGCACTGTATATCAGGGTATGAGGGAATGGTCAATAATTACGCTCCACGTATTCGATTGCTGCTCTTAATATGTCCGCGCTGTCTTGGAACATCCCCAACGCTCGATTACAGTGCGTACAAATCAACCCCCGTACTTTACCTGTGTTGTGGTCGTGATCCACGGGCATCCGCCGGGGGCCTCCATCTTTATCCCGGGTACGCTCAGCGCCGCGGCATATCGCGCACTTACCCCCTTGCGCCTGAAGCATGGCTTCGTATTCTACGAGTGATATCCCATAGCTACGCTTAAGGTCGTTATTTTTGGCTAAATCAGGATTACGCTTGCGCCATTTTCGCTGGTACTCAGCTCTGTTGCCGCTATGGTGAGACTCACGCCACTCCCAATTGTCCGGCCCTAATGGGTATTGTAATTGCGGGCGGCGTAGGGTGGTGCCGTCAGGTTTTTCCTTTACTACGGATACAAAGGCCCAAAAATTTGTTCTCCATTCAAGGCACATACCTGCAACCCCTTTGCGCTTATGCCAAGTCCACAAAGAGTAAAGCGGATGCGCTTCCCTAGCCCCCCAATCCGCGGCGCGAGGGGACTCCAATGCCGCATGGTTTCGTACCCGAAATTCGTGCTTTCCACACAGCCCGAGGGTCAGATTTTTCTGCCTCTCTCCGCAATTTGGCACCGTGCAAAAGGGGTGAGAGTCAAGTTTAGCCAGTCGGTAGTGTGTAATACACAACACTCCCCGGTACGCTTTTTTTGAACACCCAGAAATAGAACAGGGAGAGGCTGTTTCCAACCTCTCCCGTTCATAGTGTTTTCGGCACAACCCAGTGGAGAACACCGGGTTGCCGCACGCAGGAACTTTACACTCTGTAGACATAACCACCTCCGGTTGAAAGTGGTTATATCGTAGTTTCTGTTCCTAGTGGTGTCAAGAGGCGCCAGGCGAGCCGTAGATGCCCAGAGGGTCAGAAACCCCGAAGCTGTAACGCTCACGCGCCTTATATCTGCTGTTGCCCGTGTCGAAGTCGGCGTCCATGGACGTAGACATCGGGGTACGAACAAAGTGCTTCAGGCCGTTTGGAACGTCGGTCGTCAAGAACCAAGCGTTGGTGTCG